AGATGGATGACTCTGTAACTGAAAATATTAAAAAGGTTGTCGATGTTTTGGGTAGTGGTGATAAAGCTGGGTTGACATCAATTGAAAGAGTTATTAATGCAATAAATGAACTTGATACAGATAAGATATCGGCAATTTCTGCTATGACAATACCAAAAATACCAGATATGATGCCGTCAAGTGCTGAATCTTATGAAAGAGTATTTGCAGCACTAAAGAAAACTCAACCTAGTTTGTTGGAAAATGCAGGAAATGCAATGCTTGCTGCGGCTAAGGGTATGTTTGGTCCAAAAGAACCAAAACAAAATGCTGGGGGCGCATCTGGTAAATCGAACCCTAAAATGGGAGGAATGCCTGCGGCAGCTAACGATATTAAAAAATCAGCATCCGGCGGAGGGAAAACTAAGGTTAGGGTGAAGCTGCGGGGGCCCGCAAGTAAGGGTAGATTTATCGGGTTCAAGAAGATGGATAGTGACGAATTAGACGCAGCGTATAAATCTGGAAAAATCAGTCGGGAGGATTATTCTGGTGCAGCAAGGAAGCTGAAGGATAAAAAATCATCTGGCAATTCTAAGAGGACTTATAAGGTTAATGTGAGAACGGGCTCCGGCGGGAAATTTGAGATGATGAATATGAAGGAAATAGGACAAGCGTTTAAAGATAAAAAAATCAGCAAAACGACCCGTAATAATGCGAGAACCCGGCTGGAGCAGTTTCAGAGTCGAAAAGAAGCTTCTTTTCGACTGAAAGATGCGAGCTCAAATATGCAGAATGGTAGAGCTGCTGCAATTGGACAAGGGGCGACACGGGCAAGTTCTGCATCATCTGGTGGTTCACCAACAATTGTTGCACCTTCTACTACAAATATTAGTTCACCAACAAACAACTCATCATCTTATTCCACTCCAATGAGTAATATGCCCGTATCTCCAGCTGCTCAGATTATTAGAAATTCACTTAATTTCTAAAAGAAAACCCCCCACCGATTTCTCAGTGGGGGGCATCTGCAACTAAGGTAGTATATCCACCCTAACCTTCATCTCTCAACTTCTCAAAATATGACATTGCGTCATCTTCATCGTTATCATCTGCTGTCACCGTCACTGTTGGTGCCGGAGACTCTTTGGTATCAACCGTAAGAGTAGCAGTTGGTTCGTCTTCCATCAGCGTCTGCACTGTAGTATTTGCAGCAACTGTGCCGGAAAGAACCATGTCTAAACGAGTCTTCAACTCATCATAGGACTTGAAGTTGGAGGCAGCAGAAAACTCAACTAGAGGATACTGACTCTTATAGATGCCTTCTAGAACATCATCATCTTCAGAAAGTGGTGTAACTCCCTCAAACTCAGATTTATCATAGTTCCAATAACCATCTACTTTACGAAGCTTCAACTTGAAGTTTGCACCACCCCAGAAATCAAATGGGTTGATAGGAGATTCATCTTCAAAGGCTGGTTGCATTGCTTCCATAACCTTATCAAAGATTTTCTTACCAAAGCGATAGAGCATCACTTTACCCTCGTTATGAGGATTAGCAGAATCACTTACCACATAAATGTTGGCAAAATATTGCAACTTACGCTTCTGCTTACGAGCAATTTCCTTATCAGATTCAATACCTGAGTTCCAATATGCAGAGTTCATCTCTGATACAGGATCATTCTGTCCAATGGTTGTGAGAGAGTTCTCAATATACCACTGACCAGTAGGGCCTTGAAAAGCATGGTTCCATACCTTTACCCAAGGAAGGTCTTCACCTTCAACAGCTGGAAGAAAACGAATAACGGCATAACCATTACCTGATTTATCTACCACTGGTTTCCACAGACGTTCATCTGCATAAGACTTTTTCTCTTGTGGTGCATTTTCGGTTTGAACTGCACCGAGCAGTTTGTCCAATGAGCTGGACTTTTTTAGTGCTTGTAACGACATATGTATTTCTCCTTATGTGAATATATGCGATTTATTATTGTATACTTAATGTATCACAAAGTTCTGCTTTTGTCAAGTACCTTATATCAATATTATCAGTAGAACTTCCAATATTGTGTTTAGGTTCAACCCAATAAAATTGAGTATCTTTAAACTCTCTAAAAACAGCCAACATCTGATTCACCCAATTTTGTGGATTGAACCCCTTTGCATCTGCTGGTAAATAGTAACTAGTTCCTTTATATATGTTATTCAAAGATTCATTTTGAGAAGATAAATCAAACCCTAATATATAAACTTCTTTTGCTCCTTCTTGACAGGCGAGATATAATGCAGTAGTTCCTGCTGACCACCCTCTAGGATAGTCTATAGACCTAACAGGGTCATTATCACCAACATATGTAATCCAGATACCTACATCTTTTGAAAATTTCTTTTCAATATCTTCCATATCTATATTTGCATTTAGTAGTTTGGCCTCTTCAATTTTTTCTTGTATAGTCGCTGGGTCTTTTCCTTGCACTACACAATTACTAGTTTTATTTTTACTGCGATGAATAAATGCAGGGCCCTCAAATCCCATAAGTGTCATCTCTGCAACCTCTGATGGTATTATAGACCAATCTGCAAACCAACAAGTATGACTATCTTGGTATTTAGAATCATAAATTTCCTGTTGTATACCATAATCTATGGCAACAAGATTATCAACATCACCATCACGGTAGATTGCATTACAACCCCAAGTGACAACATCATTTAATACTTTTGGTTTATACCATGATCTTGATTCACCATTACCTATTACTAAAGCTTTATCCATTTCTTAAAGCTTCCCACGAATAAGGAAATAATTCTTTTCCTATCTTATCAATTTTATTTGCAACAATTTGAGTTTCAAGTTGTGTATCTGGTTTGCATCTTAGGTTGCATACACGAGCAAATGCCATAAGTGTTCCACTCCAATACCACTCAGTCATCATTGATTGTGGTAAGACCATTCTGGCCATCTCTGGTGCAATTCCTTCTTTTAACATATTATTATATGTTTCTTTACATAATTCATATGCAGAATTTACATCGTATTCTACAGTTTCATTAGAAGAACCTTGCTTCTTATTTACAGCTGCAAGTCGCCATTCTGTAGGTTCATAGAGCTCAGGTTCATTATCAACATAACGTCTAGATACTTCATTCCACACTAGACCAACTTGATGTTTCACTAATTGTCTTGCAACGAACACAGGAGCCTTAATATGGATTTGCATTGATGCGTGGCCAAAGGGGCTCCAATGATTATGTTTTGCAAGATATACTATAAGGCGCTCATCCTCATGCTTTAAGAACCCCTCTACCTTACCACCTTCTGGAATAGAATCCCATTCAGATGTTTTAGAAAATGATACTCTTGCAGCATTAACTACAGAAAGATCACTTCCCATATGATCAATTAATTCAACTTCCATATTAAATAATCTCTGATAAATATGTTACTACTGGATTACCTTTACTAGAACCAACAGAAAAGTTTTCTGTCTTGGTTTTCTTTTTGATCATACGAATTGTTTCTGGCGTGTTCATTTCAACTCCAGTTATATCTTCGTAATACTCAATAGTTACTCTCTTTAATAGATTATCTTCATTATGCATAATTTTCTCTTTCATATTAATGGTGCTGGCACAAGGAATCGAACCTCGAACTGATGATTACAAATCAACCGTTATACCGTTTAACTATGCCAGCATACCACTAGTCTCGCTTATTACTAAAGCGATCATTCCTTCTTGGTTGGTTTCCCTTTTGGTTACTAAAACGAGTAGAAAGTTTAGTAACTCTTTCACGAAGCTCCTCGTTATTTTTAACCAACAGAGCATTTTCATACTCTAAAGATTTAATCCTATCACTAAGATTAACAACCTTAGATTCAAAAAAACCTTCTTCACGGATAGTAGGATTACCACCCAATTCTACTGTAACGTCCATTTAATTAGACTCCTCAATAAGTTTCAATAGTTTCATTTTATACAAGTTCTTGTTAATTGTCAAGAACCCTTTGTAATTTTCCATCAATTTTTTCAAATCAATCCATATAATATCGCCTTTTAATTGTTCATCCCATTTTTTACCATATTTAACTAGCTCATCCAATATTATTATAGTTTCTAATGATACTCTACCACCTAAAAACTCTTTTAATAATTTAGGGTGATTCTCATTCTTAACTTCAAATAGAGGTTCAAATTCTTTTATGAATGGCCGCATCTCTATTAAAAATTGTTCGTAGAAATTATCTCTTTTAAGTAACCACGATTTATAGTTTTCATCATTAAAATTAGCAATATATCCCCTCTTATCTTTAATAAAGTTGGAGACATAATAGTGCATAATTTCTGTTTTAGTTTTATATTTTTTTGAAAGTTTTACAAAGAAAAATCTATCTTTACGCTTATAAAAAGAATCCCTGGAAACTTTAGTCTTACCACCATACTTATGAAAGTCATAGTCTCTTTTAGAAAAGTGAGCTTTCATTGCACAATACATTATATAAATATCAATTGGTTCCATCGTCTTTAAATCCGTCTTCATCAACTCTACGTATTGTTTTGTTACTTCCAATACTAGCAGCAATGAAACTTACAGCTGCTAACATAGGAATAACATATATCATTTTATCAGTTATGTATGCAGTAATATACGTAGGAACTAATACTATGATTGCTTGTAGAAAACTCTTACTCATTATACAGGTAGTTGAGCTTGTCGAGGTAGAAAGTTCAATTCACGAGCATTAGCTTCAATCTTTTCTTTGAGACTTTTAGAGATAAGAGAACCTACGGTATCTGGTTCTATACCTTGTTTATTACAATACCAAAGAACGGCTTCCATATGTGAAATCCTTTTTTCTTTAGCAATTCTTTCAATTTCTAATGAGAAGGTTTTAGAAGTATCCATCTTATATTCCAATTATTAGTTTATAGAAGTTGGAGGCTAACCTTAGACCCCCACGGGTGTATTATGTCACCACACATTAAACATTACGCTGTGCGTAGTGCTTTGTAACCAGCAGCAACTACTGCTCGTGTTGGAGTACCAACAGCATACTTCATATATGTCTGACCGTCAAAAGACGATACACGCTTGTTCAAATAGATCGAAAGACCTTCAGAACGTAGTTGGCTAATAACAGCACGAACATTCTTCACACCATAACGTGACGAAATCTGTTTTGCAGTTAGTTCTGCACCATTTACAAGTGCGTTTTCGACTTTAGCAGTCTGGGTAGTAGTAGTAGTCATTTAAATGTTTTCCTTAAC